TAACTCTCCGCGGATTGTCGGAGCCGCAATTGGTATTTCTGGCGACTATCTGGAGCGAGCCAGTGCGCTAGTGGACTATGGCGCCGACTTCTTGTGTGTGGATGTTGCCCACGGCCACCACATAATGATGAGAGAGGCGCTACATGAGCTTAGAAAGATGTTTGGCGAACACTATCACATTATGGCAGGAAACGTAGCAACCCTGCAAGGCATTAATGACCTCGCAGATTGGGGAGCTGACTCTGTGAGATGCAACATTGGGGGCGGATCTATTTGTTCTACACGCATTCAAACAGGACATGGATTACCAGGATTACAGACAATCATCGAATGCGCTAAGACAGATAGAGACGTTAAAATTATCGCAGACGGAGGCATCAAGAACTCAGGCGATATGGTCAAGGCCCTCGCAGCAGGAGCCGACGCTGTGATGGTGGGCTCTCTGCTCGCAGGAACCACCGAGACGCCTGGAGAAATTTTTATGGATGCGAAGGGTACTCGTTGGAAAACTTATCGCGGAATGGCCTCTAAAGAAGCGCAAGTTGAGTGGCGTGGAAAGTATTCTTCGTTTGAAGGTGTGGCTACTCGCGTCCCGTGTCGAGGCTCTGTCGGACCAATCCTTACAGATTTAGAAAAAGGCATTCGCTCTGGTTTTTCATATACTGGAGCCCGCAATTTACGCGAACTACAAACCAAAGCGCAGTTTGTTGAGCAGACCACATCGGGCTTATCCGAAAGCCGCACCCACATCAATACGAGGAGTTGGTAATGTCTGATGACGTAGCCAATCCTCACTTGGATAAGAAGGTTGCGTTTGTGGAGAACACACACCAGCATGCTAAACTTATCTTAAAGTTGCGTCATGACGGAGTTACCCAGTCAAAGTTCTTTCGCGCTATCATCGCTGGCTATCTTGATGGTGATGAGCGCATACAAAGCTACATTGACGATATGAAACCACAGAACAAGAAAAAGAAAGCAAAATCAAAGCAGTTGAGAAACAAAGGAAAGCAGAAAATGGAAGATTTTGGACTAAACGAGGGAGAGATAGAAAACATATTTGACTTAATTGAAGAGGAGCATCCAGAGTTATGAAAAAGATAGATGGCTTACGTGAGTGCTCTCGCAAATGCATGAGAAAAAAGAAGCAATGCAAAGAAATTGATTGTAGATTATGGCAGGACTATCCGTCTGAATATAATTGTACTTTGATTTCTGTATATGAAAATGGGCCCATGACTTTAAGAGAGGTGGCTCTGCGAGAACATTTGTCTTTTGCGCGTATTAAACAAATTGAGTCTAAAGCTATTAAGAAGCTCAAGTCGTTAAAATTGATTGATACTTTTCGTTTTTAATGCTATTATCAAAATATGTTACTATTTATTCTTGAGTTTGTACCACTATATACAAGGAGAAATTACAATGGCTCGTAAGAAACTATTAACCGAAGGCGAGATTCGCCAATTTATGAAGCTCGCTAACTTGCGACCTGTTGGTCAAAGGCGTCTTAGCGAAATGTACGATGTGCCCGGTGCACGTGACGAAGACGAAGAGCTTCGCGATGAGCTTGACGCTACCGAGGATGAGCTTGGAGACGAGGATGCTTTAGCTGACGAAGAAGGCGCCGAGCTTGACGACATGGCCATGGATGATGCCGCTGGCGGCGACATGGTGTCCATGGATGATTTTATGTCCGCACTTGAGCGTGCCATCGAAGAAGTCACAGGTGAGGAAGCAGACGTTTCTGAGGAGCCTGGAGAAGAAGAAGTGGAAATGGACATGGAAATGGGCCCAGACGGAGGCGAAGAGATGGAGATGGACGTTGAGGAAGATCCCATGATGGAAGCTGATCGCGGCCGCCGAGGCCATGGCGGTGGTGCGCGCAGTGACGATCCCGAAGCCAAAAAGAAAGGTAAGTTTGGAAAGCCCGATCCCGAGGAGCCAGATTCTTACGCTAGCGGCGAAGGCGCTGCGCCCGATGAAGAGCCAGTTCGTAGAGGCCGCAGATCTGCTGGTCATCGTCCTGATAAGATGGAAGAAGAGATTGTTAACGAGGTCGCTAAGCGTGTCGCTGCAAGACTCCGTGGAGAACAGCAGAAAGAGCAGGTGGTCGATAAGCTTGCCGAGCGCATCATGAGAAGACTTACGACAAAGTAGGTTGACAATTTCACTACTCTGTGATATATTAACCACTGGTCTTATTCCAGTGGTTATTTTTTTGAGGTGATTATGGGTCCGTGGTGGCTATATGTGTTGGTTTTTGTGTTTGGGTACCTTACTCACAAAACATTTTATTTCTTGCGGTCTGTTAAGGTTAGTATCGGCTTGATTCGTGTTGCCCAACTAATTAGTTTAGCGATATTGGCTAAATCGATGGAGAATTTTTATAACTCTCACACAGCGCGCCTTCGTAATATGAAAGAGCGGGAAGAGAGCGAAAAAGATATCAGAAACACACGCCGATCTTTTAATCAGGAAATTTCAATGTACAAAGAGAACGCCATAAAACAAATAATAGATCTACACCCAAGCTTCTACACTCCAATCGTTGACTTCAATAACTGGAAGTCGGCAATGAAACATCTGGACGACAATAAAGAGTTTGTATTATCACTACTAAGTCAGGACAAAAATGATTAAAAAATTACTTGAAAAGATGGCCGCAGCCGCTGAAGATGATCAAAAGGTGGTGCTGGTAGATCCGTCGATGCTATCCGGGGCCCCCGAGCCCGACATGCGTATTATCGGAATGTTTTGTGATGTGCATGAGGAGAAGGTAGCGGAGATTATTCACGCCATGCTTTATCTCAACGAGATGAACAAGCTGGAGAAGAAAAAAGAAAGAAAGCGGCCTATTGAATTTTATTTATCTACATACGGTGGGTCTGCTGATGATATGTTCGCGCTCTACGATATTATGCGAGGCATTCGACAAGAAACAGAGATACACACGCTAGGCTTGGGGAAGGTTATGTCTGCTGGTGTGCTGTTGTTGGCCGCCGGCACCAAGGGCAAACGCCGTATAGCAAAAAATTGCCGAGTTATGATACATTCAGTGGCTGCTGGTAATGCAGGCGCCCTCCATGATTTAACAAACGAGCTTGAAGCCATCCAAGATCTCCAAGACATGTATACAAGTTGCTTGGCTGCTGAGACAAATATGACCGAGAGCGACATAAAAGATATGCTTAATCGTAATGTGAACGTCTATTTATCAGCAGTAGAAGCAGTTAAACTTGGAATTGCAGATATTATTGTTTAGGGAATACAAATGACTGAATTAAAAGATATTTTGAGAGAAGAATATATCAAGCAAGTCAATAAGCTTGATTTAAAAACGCTACTTGAGATGGTAGAGGACGTTATGTCTCAACCATTAACTATTGTTGAGGATGAGGCCCCCACTGTCGATCAGCTATCCGATCAAGAGACACTTGATATGGTCTTAAAGATGATCCCAAATATTGAAGTTTCGGAAATTGGTTGGTCTGATGTGACCACTACCGATGAGGGCGAGGCAGTTAGCGGCCCACAGCGCTCCCTGTTAGAGGATTATCTTAATAATATTCAAGGCACTACATTTGAGGAGCGAATCGATAATGTGGCCAGTTTTTATGGAAAAGGGGCAAACATCATTGGAAAAGGCGCAGATCAAAGTCGCACCGGCCGCATTACTCAGGCGATTTCTTATCTTGTGTTCTACAAAACGCTCACTAAGGTAATCACAAACTTTAATGCTTCGTCTGCTGGTTTCAGCTTTGAATCGTTTTTGTCTGCATTGGTGAAAGGCCAACAGATTCAAACCGGCAATGCTACGATCGCCGATTATACTGATAATCTCACTGGTAAAGAGATTCCAGTTAGCTTGAAGCTCTATCGCGAAGGAGGCCTTGAGGTTGGCGGAAGTTATACTGATTTAGTAAATGATTTAATAAAGCCTAAGTTTGATTTTAATGGAATGCGCTATGTTATCTGTACAAAGGATTTGACTGGTAAAGATTTAGAACAAGAGGGTGAGATTAAATTTTGGCAATTCGATTTTACTCTTGATAATGTAATGTGGATCCTGGCCAACTCAAAAGAAAAATCAGCTGCCTGCATTCGCATTCCCGCAGAAGTAGTTAGTAAAATTGAGGGCAAAGGCGCAGAGGCCTCAGATGAACAATTCACAAACATGCTAGGGCTCCCTGATAAAGCATTGATCCCCAGTGCTGATGAATTACATCAACAGTTATATATTCCCAAATTCAAAGCGCATCTTGCCGCGGCCCGTAAAGATCCCAGCAGAGCTTCGAAGTATACAAAGGGCTTGCTTGGTTATGTTTTGCGTAGTGAGCGCGAGGTGGAAGATCTTTTGAACGATCTAAGTTGGGATAGTAACGACGCCTTGTTCCTTTCCACGCCTGATAAAAAGATCAAGCATGAAGACACAGGCGAAACTGAGACTATCCCTGGCGGTAAAGTTCGTGGCCGTGCTGCTATGGCCGCCAACCCTGTTAAAGATTTTGCGAGAGCATGGGTTCAAAAACTAATTGATAGTCTGGGTGAAGATCCGGCGAAAAATCCACAATTATTTAAATTATTAACGCAGACTCCCGAAGGCAAAAAGCTCAACAAGAACGATCAGAAGAAAATGCTTAATAGCCTTATTTATGATCTTGCGGTTGTTATTCAAGGAGCGAATAATAATATGGTAGTTTTCAAAAAGGACGAAAAGAAGCCGGAAAATTACGATCCACGCGCCGACGATCGTGCTGGCGTACTGGGTGTGTTGCGAGCATCGGAGATTGACGCAGAGCGCCGCATAATGATTAAAGGTATTCTGGATGCCGAAGGCGGTTTTCTTACGCCAGAACAATCAGCACAATTTTATGCCTCACAAAACGATAGGCATAAGAAAATTATATTAGAGCATACTCTTGGATATTTAACAACCATGCATTTTTCTCTAAATCAAGCACAGGCCACTAATAGCGCATCCCCTGGCCCTAACAAAGTTGAGCCCGCTCCGACACCGAAAGATCCGCGCGCCACCAAAACTGTTAAAGGTGGCGTCGGAGCAATCGACTTGGGCCAGATCAAGGTCGGCGCTAAATACGTTGCAGAGGCCATGAATGGTGTACGAGATATATTGAATGATGAAATTCTTGAAATTTTTAGATCGTTAAAAGACTTGTCCGATAACCTTAACAAGTTTTTCGCCGGAGGTCTAAAAAATGATGCATTCGCCGACAGCGCAGTTAGTAATGCGAACAACATCACTAGTAAAGAAGTGCTTGGCGGCACCGGTGCCTCCTCGTCTCCATCTCCGAGTCTCAGGCCCCAAGCAATGGCTGGTGCCCAAGTGGATTATGGCTCTTTCAACGAAAATAAAATAACTAATAAATAGCCTTGACAAATTACCATTCAGGGATTATAATTTAAATCTAACCATGAGGGAACAATGAGCAGAGCTTATGATGACAATCAAACTCTTCAACAAAAAATTATTAAGGGCGCTAACGTACTTGCAGACAACGTAGCGTCAACACTTGGACCGAAAGGTCGAAATGTTCTGCTAAAAGAAAAAGACAAGCAACCATTCATCACCAAAGATGGTGTGACGGTTGCCGCATTTGTAGCTTTGGAGGATCCATTTGAAAATGCAGGCGCTCAAATCTTACGCCAAGCGGCTATTGAAACGAATAACGAGGCAGGGGATGGAACAACGACATCAACAGTTCTTGCAAGAGCTATCTTGCGCGAATCCCAACGATTCATTGCATCCGGTGTTTCTCCTATCGAGCTACAACGTGGCATCGATTTGGCTGTTAGGGAAGTGGTGACTAACTTAAGCAGTCTGTCGCAGCCGGTCAAGAGTGTTGAAGATATTGAACACGTTGCGACCATATCAGCCAACAATGACGCAACGATTGGAAAACTAATTGCAACAGCGGTCGATAAGGTTGGTCAAGACGGCTCGATTACGATTGAAGAATCTAGATCAATTGATACAGTGCTCGATATAACTGAGGGGTTTAAATTTGATTCTGGTTTTTGTGCCGGCGCATTTATCACCGATGAGCGCCGGGGAGTAATGCATCATGAAAATCCTTTGTTGTTAGTAACCGATCACAAGATTTCAAACGTGGAAACTATTTTACCGGCGTTAGAAATGATTGCTCGCGAGAATCGTCCTCTTGTGGTGGTAGCTGAAGATATCGAAGGTCAAGCTCTGGCCGCCATGATTATGAATGCTGTTCGTGGTACATTAAAGATTGCTGCTATAAAAGCGCCTCTTTATGGCGAGGATCGTCGCAATATACTGGCTGACTTGGCGTTGTCCGTGGGGGCAACGTTTATTACCCGCGAAGGCGGAAAGAAATTGTCGGATATACAAATGACCGACTTTGGTTCGGCCAAGTTTATAGAAAGCAATAAGTATACAACCACAGTCGTTGGCGGCCATGCCGATCACGATGCTATTGAGCTAAAGATCGAGAGCCTCAAGCAACTTATGAAAGATACCGAATCTCTCACGGAGTGTGAAAGAATTCAGGATCGTATTGTGCGCTTATCATCTGGGGTTGCAGTTATCCGTGTTGGTGGCTCAACTGAGGTAGAAATGACCGAGAGAAAGCATCGGATCGAGGACGCGCTAGAAGCTGTAAGATCTGCACAGCAAGAGGGAATAGTATGCGGGGGCGGTACGTCCTTGGTCATTGCAAGTGAGAAAATAGCGATCACCACCAGCAACGATCAGCAAGCCTACGGAGCTTCAGTTGTAAGAGAAGCCTGTCGTGAGCCTCTTCGTCAAATGGCGGTAAATGCGAACGAGTCTCCTGATATTATAATTCAAAATGTTCTTTCGGCTGGTAAAAATTGTGGATGGAATTTTAGAACCGGCAAGATGGTCGATCTACTTAAAAGTGGTATTATAGATCCCGTTAAAGTTACGCGAACAGCTTTGCAAAATGCAGCTAGCTGTGCTGGAACTTTAATCACCACTAATTACGGGATCATTCAAACGGAGTAAACTATGACAGAAAATATGCAAAAAGGAGACTTAGTGTGGATTCCGCAACATGCGCGTTTGCACTGGCTTCGCGATGGGAGCGATAAGAGATATTTGATCACTAACGCTCCCCGCACAGCAGTTGTGTGCGAAGAAGGTGATAGATGTTACGATGTGTTTTTAGATGGAAATATGTGGACGATAAATAAAATGTTAACGTATCACGTGGAGGGCGAGTATGCTCGTTAAACTTACAGAAGTGTGCAATAATGGCGCCGTGACGACGAATAAGATGTATTCATTAAGAGAGGTTTTCATCAATCCCGAGCATGTTGTTATGATTCGCGAGGAGAAAAGAATGCGAGAACTTAATGAAAGAGGCAAGGTTGCAGCTGGCCTAGATGTTACGCATCAGTTTTCAAAGCTCACTATCAATCGTGGCCAGGCAGGAACCGAAATTGTAGTTGTCGGTTCGCCATCGATGATTGAAACAACACTTAACAATGGAAAACAACTCTTAAGAGGATAAAATGACAGAACAAAGGTTTAACATTTCATATTCAGTTGATCTAGATGAACTTGCCGTCGAGGTTCAACGGCTCCTATCCCGCTCTACAAAGGAGATGGAGAGCGCCATATCAGACTTTAACGAACTTAACGGAGAGGAACCATTAGTGATGCAAACTTGCGAAACTATTGATAATATACACGTGCGTCTGAGGAAGACAATTGATATCCTTAATGATGCCTCGGCAATAGTAAAAGGATACATTAATTATAAAAGTTCACCCCAAACAGCAGACGCCCCAGCGCCTACTGTTTCCGCAAACCCTCCCAACATTCAGGAACTACAGGGAATGCTAGATGCACTACAGGGCTTGAAATCGGAAACTTCCGCACAATCAGATGAATGAGGTTTTAATAATCTCATGCAATCACCGCTCAAAGATTTAAGATTTAAGAACGCAGCGATTAAGACTCTCAAAAACATCATACCAAAAAATGCGGTTGTTGATTCTTACGGGCTCTTCGCCGGTACTACAGAGCTTTCTCTTAGCAGTGTCGAGAGAACGGTAAGAGCGCACACCGAACAAGATGTAGTATTTCAGTTTTGGAGCTGCCTTATCGTTGACCCGGCTAGAATGTGTTCTATTCTCGGCGATCCTGCGTTTAAATTTTACGGCGAAGCAGAATTCGTAATTTTACAGGAAAATCTCCCATTGTATCGCGATGCATTTGTGCGCTCAAGTTTATTTTTTCTACTTAATAGATGCTCTGAAACGGGCCAGATATCATGCGGAAAGTTTAATGTAGAAAACTATACTGCTCATTCTGTTAACCAAATTCGTAGATTTATACGCCCAAAACAATTTAGCGTTCACAAGCAACAAAATGCGATATTTCCTATCGAAAAATCAAAAGTGGATGGTGAATATGTGCTTTTTCCGACATTAAAATTTAGCTATAATTTATTTGAGTCTGGCAGATCCCGCAGCTACGACTCCCATGCTGTTAATCATCAGCGACTAAAAAAGGCCATGTCCAACACTTCGCGCAAGGTAATACTGGTGTATAAATACGACCCAAGAGTGGAAACGTTTTATAAGGATTTTCAAAAGCGCTATGTAGATAATTATGGGCTACCCACAAACAATAGTGAAAACTGTGAGGAAATAATTGTTACAAATTTCTAGTAAGTTAATTTTGGCTATGAGCTTGTTTGCGTTGGGCCAGACACTGGCTTGGTTTCAGATCAATAGTCAGTTTGTATGGGAGTGGTGGAAACAGCACCCTATCGTTGCAGTTATCGTCTATGGGCTCCCAACGGGCTTGTGTTTTTTGTATGGCGTTAAATTTGCCTACGAAGAGATGGGCCAAGTGTGGGGGCCTAGATTTCTAATCTTTAGTATGTCTTATTTAACCTTTCCGATATTGACGTGGTACTTCCTCAACGAGAGTATGTTTACAACGAAGACGATGATTTGCGTGTTTTTGTCCATGCTTATAGTGGGCGTTCAACTGTTTTGGAGATAGCAAACTATTTATAATGTTGAGGTTTATTTATGTATAATTCAAGTGATAAATGGTTTAGGTATCTTAAAGAAAATGTAAGATTAGATGAGGGAGTCCGAGACATTGGGCTAACCGAAATGATAGCAGACTTTATTGAGTCTGCGTTAAGCGAAGCGTCTGAGAGCGCAAAGACATGGATGGGGCACCGGTGGAAGAAAACGCATCTCCACCAGTATATGCCCCGCATACAAATGCAGCGCCTTCGCTTTGAGACGATGGAGCCGCTGCTGTCTGCTCTTGACTATTACACAGCCGGCACGAAGCAGGATGACTTAGAGCCTCCCAAGCTCGACGTTCAGTTTGAGAGCATCCTTAAAGAAGGTATAGAGTGGAATCGTGAGAAAGCCGACCGCACTAAGCAAGTGCTCAAGAACATCAACCGAACTATTAAAGATGATGCCCTGGGTAAGTGGCCGAGAGCATTTAAGAGGGCTGTAAAGAACCTTAGCAAGTTAGGGCTCAAGAGCGAAGTGGTCGAGTTTGTTCAAGAGGTGCTACAGAACACAGAAGATCGCGCGTGGAAAGCTTTTGAGACACGCTTCCGCGATACCTTCACGTTCTTAAATCTGCACCCAGACAACATCAGAGTTCTCGCCCACTACGAGCTTATGGTGGATGCTGATAATATCGCCGAAAAGGAACTATTAGAGCAGGAAGATCCCGATCAGATACTCCACACGTTTGATGATGGCTCGTATTGGTATGATCTACAGAAAGGTTCGTGCGACATTGAAGGCGAGCGTATGGGGCACTGCGGCGCTGGGCAGAGCGGCGGTAATCTTTACTCCCTCCGCAAGCCCGAAGGTAAGCGCGGCAAGTCTAAGTCGTTCGTGACGATTGAGTCAGATGGCGAGACTGTCTACCAAATTAAGGGCAGAGGCAACAGCGCACCCCCCGAAGCCACGTGGGAACACATCGTATGGTTTATAGACAACATGGGTATCGACACCGTTGAAGAGAAAGGCGAGTATTCTGACGAGCCCGAAGCCTTTGAGGAGATGAACGATCATCTTGAAAGGTATACCAACGCCAACTTTTACGGCAATCGCCAGTCCCGCGTGGATGAGCTTGAGAACGAGCTTCAAAATCTTGGCTACGAACTGGACGGACTTGAGCGCAGCGAAGTGTATTTTGAAATCTCCGATTATGGCGAAGACGAGAACCAAATCTATGTGGATGCGTCCGTTGAAGCTAT